GCCGCTGCCATAGCTGCCGCTCGCCCCATTGCACCTCCGGTGACCGCTACGCCTCCAATGACGCCTCCCGCCATCGCGCCGGGAGATCAGACGGTCCCGCCGACTCCGCTCGATCCCAATATCATGCCGAGCACCTCGTCGATCGATAACAAGATCACACAGAATGGACCATCAACGCCCGGCTTCTGGGAGCGCATCAACAAGGCTTTGACGGCGCAACAGATTCCGGACGGCTATCGCGGCGCCATGGGCGAGATGATCAAGAATGGCTAGCCTGAGTTGCCTCGACATGGTGTCGGCTGTCTGTGCCGAGCAAGCCCTGGCAGTTCCGGCAACCCTGTTCGGTAATGTCGATACCCAGACGGTCCAGCAGCGCGCGTTGCTTAACCTAGAAATCACCACGCTACGCAAGTGGCCCGATGTCTACTGGACCAAGCTGAAGAAGGAATGGAGCTTCACCACACTGGCGGCTGATGTGCAGCCATCCAATGCGCTGCCTCCGGATACCGACTTCGACCACTTCATCAACAGCAGCATGTGGGACCGAACACTGGTTAGGCCTGTGGTGGGACCAATCTCTCCCCAACTATGGGAAGCCTGGAAAGCCCGACCTATCCTGACAAGCGTCGTTTTCGGCTTCATTCTGCGTGGCAACGACTTCCTGACGGCGCCCAATCCTCCCGCGGGCGATTCGGTCCATTACGAATACATCAGCCAACTTTGCGTCTATTCGGCAGGAACGGCGACGACACCAGATCAGCAACTATTCGAGGCCGACGCCGACACCTGCATCTTCCCGACCAATGTCGTGCAGCAGGGCCTGCGCTGGCGTTTCCTGCGGGCCAAGGGCCTCAGTTACGAGCAGGAATATGCCGACTGGATCAACATGGTCCAGATCGAAACCAGCCGACAGGGCGGAATGCCGATGCTCTCCATGGCCGGTAGTTACAACGACTGGCTGGCTGGTCCCTATGTGCCGCAATTCAACTGGCCTGGACCGTGATGCATGTCCGTCCTCCAGATCTATGCCATCCAGAAGCTTTGGCGGACGCAGATTGTTGACCGGCTGGGCGGTGGCGATGGTGCCGCGCTGGCGACGACTGCAACGGATGGATTTCTCTATGTCCCCTCGATGGCGGGCTCTCCCACGGGAACGCCTGTCGTGAAAAGCGGGACGCTTCCCATCGTGATCGATAGCACCAATAACCGCCTGCTGTTCTACTCGAGCGGTGCATGGCGTGCCGTGGGGTTGCCCTGATGGCCGTACCATTTATCTTTGCGACCCTGCCGGCTGGGCCCGATCCGGCGGCTCAATTGGACGCCAACTTTGCCTATGTTCTTGTAACGCCGGCAGTTACACCGCCGCGCACCATCACGGCTGCAAGTGATACTCCCTCGAGCACGGATGTCGCTCTGATCTGCAATTTTGCCGGAACCGTCACCCTCACCTTGCCGCTTGCGAGTTCATTTTCCGGCCGGACTTTTCGCATCAAAACGATCACCGCCAACACAGTCGTTTCTGCCTCGAGCGATGTGATCCCCTTGGATGGAGGGAGTGCCAGCACGGCAATCCTGGCAGCCACGGCAGGGAAATGGGCGGACATCACAAGCAACGGCACTGACTGGGAAATCATGGCGGCCAACTGATGTTCATGCCAGCCACCCGAGATCGCCGCTACGCTGCCAAGCGTCAGGTGGCGATTCCCTACAACATCCCGAGCTCGACGGGAGGGATCAACGCGCGCGACAACTTCTCGGACATGGACCCCAAGGATGCGGTAGATCTGGAGAACGTCTTTCCCGAAGCCAACTATTGCGTGGTCCGCAACGGATTTACGCCATGGGCAACAGGAATGGGTGCCAATCCGGTCGAAACCATCCTGGTCTGGAATGGCCTCACGGGACAGGATCAACTGTTCGGAGCGGCGGGACCATCGATCTGGAGCGCCACCAACTCAGGAACGTCAACCGCAGTCGTCAATGGCCTTAGCAACGCGCGCTGGCAATGGACCAACCTCGAGAATGCCGGCGGCCTGTTCCTGACGGCGGTGAACGGGGTCGATGCGCCGATCAACTATGACGGCACGACCTGGGGAAATCCGGTCTTCACTGGATCAGCAGACCCCACCAAGTTCGTCAATATCGTGCAATTCAAGGAAAGACTGTGGTTTGCCTCGGTCAATTCACTGACGCTCTATTACCTCGACATCCAGGCCATCCAGGGACCGACCCATGCTTTTCCACTAGGTGGCGTGTTCCGCCGCGGCGGCTATGTCATCGCCCTAGGCTCGTTTTCCAATGATGCAGGAGAGGGGCCTGACGATTACTTCGTGATAGCAACCAACCAAGGCGAGGTGGCAATTTATCAGGGAACGAACCCCGATAGCGCAACCACATGGTCGCTTGTAGGCATCTTCAACATCGGCAAGCCGATCGGCCGGCGCTGTATGGTGCATCTGTCGGGTGATCTGGCGATCATCACGCAGGACGGTATCGAGTCCATGCAGGCGGCTCTGCGCTTCGATCGTTCATCCGGCCAGAAAGCGGCGATCACATCCAAGATCCAGACGCTATTTTCGAACCTGAGTAACGCCTATTACACCAACTTCGGCTGGCAACCGACCGTGTTTCCGCGAGCGCGCTATCTGATCGTCAACGTTCCCCAGATCGAGAACATGACGCAGGTTCAACTGGTGATGAACACCATCACCGGCTCATGGTGCAGGTTCACCGGACAGGACGCCAACTGCTGGGGAATCGCCAACGATCAGTTATATTTCGGCGGGAATTACGGCACCCTCTACAATGCAGCGGTAGGCTTTCAGGACCAGGTACAAAGCCCGCTGATATTCATCAACAACTCTGGTGGCATCCTGCAATTCCAGAACAATTCCATGCAGGACATCAACTTTGTGGTCGATACAACGGCCAATATCCCATGGTCCATGCAGACCTCATGGCAGGCATTGGGTGGAAAGATGAACAAGCTCTTTACCGCCGTGCGGCCGGAGATGGTCACGGGTGGTGGGATAGTATTCACCATCGAGGTTCATGTCGATTTCGCGCCGACGCGTCCCCATATGGGACCGCTTTTGAGCCCGATTATCACGGGCATGATATGGCCTTTCACATGGCCGGGAACATGGGGCGGGGCGACCGTCTTCACGGCTGACTGGCGGTCGGTGGGTGGCTTCGGAACGTGGTCCAGCATCCATATCGAAGGCATCGTCAGTGGTGCGCTGTGCCAGATTCAAAGTTTCGATTTAGGGGCGCAAAAACAACAAGGAACTTGGTATGGATGACCATACCTATGGCTAGTCTCCTGCTCGACCAGAGCGAGGCAGTGGGGCGTTTCGTGGCCGAACGCAGCCCCCTGGAGCGGGTGGAATGGGGGCCATTCGTCGGCATAGGGATTGCGCTGGACGGGAAACTGGCGGCCGGGGTGGTGTTCTCCGATTGGCATCCCGACAGCCGTCGTATAGAATTGTCGGGCGCGGTGGACGATCCCCGCGCCCTTAGCCCCCGAATCCTGCGTGCCCTTGGGGCATACGCCTTCGGCCAGCTAGGCGTTTATCGGATTTGGGCCAAGACCAGCGAACACAATCGCCGCGCTCTTCGATGGTTGAAGGGCATCGGTTTTATCCGCGAAGGGATCATGGCCGGGTTTTATGGACCTGAACGCCATGCAGTTATCCTGCGCGTTCTGGAGCCGGAATGGCGTAGAAAATGGGGCGGTATCGCCCTGAAGGAAGCAGCCTGATGGGCGGCAGCGGTTCAGCTCCAGCAGCACCAAATCCACAACAGGTCGCCCAGCAGCAGACGCAGAGCAATGTCGAAACGGGCATTGCCAATGCCACACTGGGCAACACCAACCAGATTACACCCTATGGCAGCCTGACCTATAGTGCCACTGGCGGGCAGATGGTGGGCAATAACTGGGTGCCGTCCTACACGGCTACCCAGACGCTCTCTCCCGAACAACAGCAGATCTACAACAAGAGCACGGGCCTGCAGAATCAGGCGCTAGACCTTGGCCCCGGCGTTCTCACGAACGTAGGCAAATCGATCAATACGCCATTGCCTGACGTGGGCGCTCTCAGGAATCAGGCCTATGACGCGCTTACCGCTCGAGGCAATCAGGCGCTAGATCTGCAACTGGCACAACAGAAGGCCCAGCTTGCCAACCAGGGCATCCAGGCGGGATCGGATGCCTACAGCAACGCATTGCTTCCGCTCGAGCAGCAACGGACAGACATAGCAAATCAGGGAGTTATCAACGCTGGCAACGTGGCTGGCCAGAACCTCGCGCAGGCCCAGCAGATCCACAACCAGCCACTGCAGGACTACTCCGCATTGCTGGGCTTTGGCGGTGGCGTGCAGCAGCCAACCTATGCCCCGGCGAGTGCGGGACAGGTGGCGGCAACAGATGTCACCAGCCCCGCATATGCAGCCTATAATGGACAAATGCAGCAATATCAGTCCAACCAAGCGTCGAACAATGCAACGATGGGCGGCTTGTTCGGGCTTGGCGGCGCCGGACTTGGCGCTGCTGGAAGTTATTTTGGCTTAGCGGCTCTCTAAATCGCATGAGAATGTCAGATACCCGCTCCAATCAACCTGCATCGGCTTTGCTGTTCGATGGTAGCGGGCGCAATGATCCTTGGCCGCCTGCAACGCAGTTGTGGGCTGAGGTTCGTTCCACCAAGTGGCAATGCCACCGCTCTCGGTGCCGTCCACTTTTGCATATGGTGCGCAAGCTGATACGCCCAGAAGCAATGCAAGCCATAGTCGCATGACCCATCCCCTATCCAACCATAAGAATATAGGTCTTCAGTTCAGCGGCGGCAAGGACTCGCTGGCATGCGTGCATCTATTACGGCCCCATTGGGAGAAACTGACGCTATATCATGTAGACACCGGAGATTTATTGCCGGAAGTCATGGAAATCGTGGATCAGGTTGAATCGATGGTGCCGCGATTCATTCGCATTGAAACTAATTCCAATCAATGGCGCGAAACGGTGGCTTATCCGAGCGATTTGGTGCCGACATCGAGCTCAATTCTGGGCGTAAAAATTGGGATGAGCGATAGGCGCATCATCGACCGTTTCGAGTGTTGTGCGATGAATATCATGGTTCCGATGCATGAGCGCGCATTGGCCGATAACTGCACATTGGTCATTCGTGGAACTAAACGCGCTGACATGAAGCGGCTTCCGGCCGAGAATGGTCCGACAGGGCTTGGATACGATCTCTGGTTGCCACTTCTCGAGTGGTCGCATGAGGATGTTTTCAACTATCTGCGGGAAGTTGGAGCCCCGATCTGTCGGACCTATGAACATCGCGTGAATGCGCCTGAATGTGCAACTTGCCCTGCATGGTGGAGTGAAGGCCGCGCAGAATATCTGAAGAAATACCATCCCGATCTATCTGCGGAGTATCAGCGCAAGCTCGCCATCGTAGAGGCGGAAATCATGCCTTTCGTTTCTCTCTTGAGAACGGAAAGGGGCTAGATGCCTACGCTCGCCCAATACCTGATGATGAAT